CAGTGATTTGCTCTTGAACAAATGAGCTTCATCACCTATAATAACACCATAATTTTCAAAGAATGAACGATCTAATTTATAAACAGATTGCCAAGTAGTAATTGTAACTGTGTATTCGTTTGTCTTCTCTTTTCCGGAATAAATCTTATGGCAATATGAATCCGCATCCCAACCATAATCCTGAAAATCCTTATACATTTGTTCTACAAGAGATGTCGTCGGAACAATTAAAAGAATTTTTTGTCCTTTATCCACATAATATCTTACAATCGAATAAATCATCAACGATTTGCCTGATGCAGTGGGGCTTATCAATAGTTTTCTGTTATGCCTTAGAGCATCATATACTCCCTCTACTTGATACTCCCGTGGAGAATGAGTACAAATAGATTTCATGTAGTCTTTTACACCCTCATATGAGATCTCTTCATTAATCTCAAATGGAAGTCCGTAGAATTTATTTTCTTCAAATTTATAAGTGTATCCATACTGTTTGCAAAAGGATACTAACTTGTCCAAGAGTCCAACATAAATTTGTTTGGATCTCATATCATATAAATGAATTTCTCCGTTCCAATTCCTTCCCCTATATTGGGGCATAAATTTTGCATTAGGAACCTCAAACTTAAAATGATCTCTAAGTTCATATTCTATATGAGGTTCCGTATTTATTTTTAAAAATACTTCGTTGGATTTTGATATAACAAGATTTGCTGTAGTATCAATCACAAGAATCCATTCATCTTGGATTATTTATTTATCCCAATCCAGCAGTAAATTTAACAAACTCAATTGCATTTTTAATTTGATAAGTTCTATTTTGAATGACTTTAAGAATACTTTCAATGTAATTTAACATGGTTTCGTAGTAGTCTATTTTTAGACAAACTTGAGAAAGTTTTTCATCAGCATCCAAGTATTTTTGCATAGTTTCCTTGTCTCTAATTTTTTTAGGAAATGGACTGTCTACATAAACATCTGGATCTGCTTTTCCACTATAATATTCATATCTTTCATGACGAATGTTTCTTCTTTGTTGTTCTGCTTTTTTCTTTAACAAAATGATATTGTTATACATTTCAAAGTATTTTGCATGAAGCATTGGTATATTTAATGATTCTGTATGCAAATTATCAGGATCAATTTTAGAGTCTTGCTCCCACATTCTTTGAATTGTATCAAGGTCAAATGTCATAAATTAGTTCCACTTAAATCAGTTATATTGTAGATAGTATACTTGAAAGTTGCCTCTGCAGTAAAGTATTCGACATCAGTATCAGTTGCATCAAACTGTAATGGGGATAGTGAGTATGGCCATAGATCAGAAAACTTTACCTTAAAATTTGCATTTTGATTACTTGTCAATACAGTCAAAGTTGCATCGGAGTATATATTCATTAATTTAGAATCTTTAGTATCAACATATTTTTGTTGATTTTGAAGATCGTATATTTCCTTTAAAGATTCTGGATATCCTAGACCACGAATCCAGTTTTGAATCTCCATATAATTTTCCAAATTCTCATCGACCATAAATCTGATCGTGAAATCGTCAAACTGAATTTTATCTCCTGGTATTGGAATATCTTTAAGATATGTTGGTTGATTTGCAATTCCGAGAGTCATTCCTGGAATATTTGCCGAGTTTCCAAAGAATGCAACTTTGGGGGCTCTATTCAAAGTAAACTTAAATCCTACAGGTGATAGAAAATTTCTATTCTGTATTTGATTACTATATGCGTTTGAAACTGCCATTATCTTGATTCCTTATAATGTCTTATGCGATGACAATTTGAGCAAATCATTATACATTTTTTTGCTTCTTCCAATATAGTATTTAGATTTCCATCAAGTCTTGGGGCAATTTCGAAAGATTTATTTTTTGGATCTATATGGTGAAAGTCGTAACAACATACTGGAAATTTATTTCCACAATCATGACATTTATCTCCAAAATGTTCTACGATTATTTTTTTTCTTTCATCTCTTCTTCTCATTACATATAATTTATGTTTTTCTTTATCTCTTTTGCCACCTTTATTATTGTAGTGGGCACCTATGTTAGGATCTGATGGTCTCGGCATGTTCACAAAAAATATTTAACATAATTATATATAAAAAAAAGACCCTTTCGGGTCCCTTGGGATTTAATGTTAATAATCTTCACATTAAATTTTTGACTTGTACTCTTCTGTAGTAACGGTTTGCGTTAACTTGAAGTCTTCCAAGACCCTGGCTGGTAGCATCACCTTCAGCAAATGGGTTAGCAACAAGACCATAACGGGTCTTAAAGCCAATCTTGGGCTGGAAGGAGTTCTCACCAACGGCACGAACCATTTGGAGAGGAACGTATGGGCAGTAGAAGAGACCTGCATCATAAGGGTTGGTTCCCTTATATCCAACAACGTAATACTGGTTAGCAGAAACGTTTGCCGAATATGGATCGATGTAGACTCTATACTTACCTGACAGAACACCAGCAAAAGTATTGCCAGTATCATCAACGTTCAGGTTTGCATTTAGAGCAGGGGTGTAATCGAGAACACCAGCCATTGTCAGTGCTGAAGCAACGTCAGCAGAGCAAAGGATGATGTTGCCCTTTCCTCTACGAGTTCTTTGTGCGATTGCGTTCGCATCACGCTCGATTTGGAACAGGAGACCCTTGAACTTCTCAACGGACCAACGACCGTTTGAGTCAACGTCAAGGTCAAATACACCAGGAGTTGCTACGTTAACAGCAGCACCTTGCTCAGCAACCTTATAGATGGTTCTGATAACTTCACGGTTGATTTCAGCAAGAATCTCAGTTGACAGAATGTTTGCCAACTCAGCTTCTGCATTCAGACCGTGAATTGCCTTAAGGTCTTGAGCAAGTTCGAGTGAATACTCAGCCTTCAGTGCTCTTGACTTTGCAGTAACAGTAACTTTCTCGATCGAGAAAGCCATCTGGTTGAATGCGTTAGAACCGTCATCCAGTGCTTCTGCATCACCAGTTGGCATACCCTGACCAACATTGTATGCAGTTGAAGATGCGGTGCCAACAGGATTAAGAACACCAGGATTGGTGCCAGCCTGAATGGTAGTACCGATACCTGCATTAACGTCAGCAAAGTCACGAGTAAGAGTGGTGTCGAAACCAGCATCAGTACCCGAGAAGGTGGTATCTGCTTCGTTAAATAGTGCCTCAGTGCCAGACTGATTGGTGTATCTGGAACGCATTGCGAAGATCAGTCCAGTAGGACCAGACATTGGCTGAACACCAGCCAGATCATATGCGACCAGATTTGGCATTGAACGTCTGATCAGTGAGATCAGAACGGGATCGAAACCAGCAACAGTGTTACCAGCACCACCACCGAAACCACCCTGAGCACCAGCAGCGTTGCCACTGTTGGTTGGTGATTCCATTAGGCTCATGCCAGACTGGAATGCTGATTCCTCTCTAAGGAATTTTTCTTGGTTTTCTAGCAGGATTGCGGTTACTGCTCTACGATGGGAATCTTTGATTGGATCAAGACCCTCATAGTTGAGGAGTGGTGCCCACTTTTCCTGCAGATGCTCGGCTTGGAACATTTGCGTTTACCTATGTGAATGTTTACGTTTGATTAATCTTAAATTCAGTTTTTGGCAACTGCTGAAAGGGTTCTCAGATAAGCAGCCATTGTTCCGGAAACATGTTCTGGAGCAATATCTACTTGCTCGGAGATGGTCTCAGACTTTACCTTTGGAGCTTTAGCTGTTGAGAAGTATGACTCCCTCAACATCTCCAGTTTTTCACGATATTCTTCTTCACTCTCAAACTCAACACTTTCGGCAAGTGAAGCGAGCTTTTCTTTCTGAGTGGCAGCAAGTCCCTCAGAAACTTGATCTAAAATCCCATCAGCAACCGACTCTGCAAGTCTTTGGTTAAGATGGATGTTTTTCTCAATCTGCTCGTTGAGTTTTGTCTCCATGTCATCAAGTTTTTCTACCATGCTCTCAAGGACATCATATTTATCTTCAGGGATTGATACATAATGTGCTTCAAAAAGTTCCTTCATGCCTGAGAGGAAACTCTCAGTCATTTCGGTTTTCAGTCCTTGCTCAACAGATAGTTGATTTTCTGCGATCCATTCGTCCGCAACATACTCAAGGTAAGAATCAACTCTTTCCTTGAGTGCTTCTTTGATTTCCTCGATTTCTTCTACAAGTCTTTCCTCGTATTGAGCTTCGAGTGCCTCTTTTACTTCATTAACTTTAGAATTCAGAGCAGCTTCGAAGATGATCTTTGCTTTTTCTCTAAATTCTTCCGAAAGTTCTTCTCCACCGAGAAGAGCATTAACATCTTCTTCGATGTCAACTTCGGATTCTTCAATTTCTTCTTCTACGATTTCTTCAATTTCTTCTTCTTCTGCCTCATGGAGAAGATTTTCATCTTCGAGGTCTTCATCCTCTTTCATTCCTTTCATTGCTTCAGCGGGCTTTGCTCCCTTGTTTACAATATCCTTAACTTGCTTAAGGGTTGCGCCAGGGGTTTTGAGTTTTGCTGAATCATCATCTACTCTGTAGTTCTCAGGTGTAGGACCGCCAAGATCCTCATAAGAACCGGCAATTGAAGTATCCATTGGATCCGCCGCTTTAGCATTGGCATTAACAGCGGTTTTGGATTGCTTAGTGCCTACTTCCATTTCTTGTAAATCTCCACGAGACATTTGAACTCTCCGATTAACCTTACTAATTTAATCTATATTTATTTATAAATTAAAGATTTGCGAGAAAATCGTTGAATAGGTTCAACTTATTCTCTTCCAATCTTTTTTGATCTACAAGAGTATTAATAGTCTTGTAGGTTTTTTGTGCATATTTTTCACGAAGGATTCCACCATCCCATACCCACTCTTTACCTTCCATAATTCCTTCTACAAAAGCATCAGGTGCTGAAGGATCTGCTACAATATCTGCAGCAGTTGCAAGCATGAAATCATCACCAACAACATTGATTCCCTCACGAGTTAACTTGAGTGAACCAATACCACGAGAAGAAACACCAAGTTTTACACCTTCTGAAATAAGTGATTCTGCAATCTTGCCCATTGGGGTAGAAAGAATCTTTGCTTTTCCAATAAAGTTTGATCCACTTTCTTTCAGAGAAACAATCTTATGAGAAACTCTATCAAGATTTACCGTAGGTCCATCAGGATGTCCAAGTTCTCCAAGTGCTCTACCAGCAAGAACGTGATTCTCATTATATCTTGCAACTTCACGACGAAGAGTTTCCATTGGGTACATGCGACCATTGCGGTTTCTAATATTACCCTGAAGGAAAACACCTTCAATATAAAGTGATTTTTTACCGTTGCGATTTTCAACGATAATTTCTACATTTTCGATTTCTTCTCTGATAAGTTTCATTTTCTTAGTTGGTAAATCCTACTTTTGCTACTTTAATTTCCACGTTTGACCAGATAACATCTGTTGGAAGTTTTTCTAAAAATTCAACTGAGTTTCCTGGCATACTAAAGTAAACAGTTGATGCTGCACCAACAACGGTAGAAACTCCGACAGTAACAATACCGGTAGTGTTATTATGAAGACGGACACAAGTTGCAGCAGTGATGCTAGAAGCAGATCCTGCAATAGTTGCAGTTGCAATCTCAGTCTCAATTATTTTAGTCCTTTGCATCGTTATCATATAATACTTACTAATTATTTAGTAAATGTATTATTCCTCTTCTACAAACTCTTCTTCTTCAACTTCCAATTCT